CCACCACCCATGACGTATTCCATGAGCTGCGGAGGCGGGGGCGGCAACGCACCAGACGCCGAGAGCAGGTCGAGCTCGCGCTCAATGATGGGGCCGAGGAACTCCGACTGCTGGCGACCCATCGTCGGGCCGAGCATGGCGCCCTTCTCTTGTGCGCGCTGCAGCACTTCGGTCGCAGTCATCACACGCGGGTTCTCAATCAGAATCTGAAACAGCGTGACGAGGAACGAGTCGTTCACCGCCTTGCGCTTCTGATCGGACATCTCAATGCCGATCGGCAGATTGCCTCCGGTCTGCAGCGGCTGGACGAGCGGTGTGCCGTCCTCGCGCAGGTAGCCGTAGTTCAGAGCGTTAGGGCGTACCGAGAACGCATTAAGAGCGCCCTCTTCCGACAGGATGAGCGGCGGGTCGACCATGCGGTGCGCCATTCGGAGCATGGTCTTTTCCATCTCTTGCAGAGACTTGATGTCGGCCAGAGCCTCCATCGCGGGTGACCGCCCATAAATCTCACGCGGCCCGGTGACGTAACGCCCGACCGCATACGGCATCGCACGGTAGCCGCCGTCTGCCAGCAGCACGTTGCCCTCGCGGGAGACGTACCGAGATTGATACGTCATGCCTTCGGGGCCAGCTCGACCGGCCCGGTAGTCGTCGTTCGGCCGCACACAATGCACGAACTCAAACATATCGTTGCCGCGAGACTCGGCTGCAGACTTGATCCCACGCGGGAGCTTGTCTGCCCAGCCGGGAACCTGCATCGCCTGTCGTGCGGTCAACTGGAAAGAGCGGTAGACCGTATCGACCCGACCTGTGTGGTCGAGGTCGATCACGATCTCTGAGAGCGGTATCGCACGGTAGCGCAGGGTGACGCCCGGGATTTCGTCGATGAACAGAGCGGAGGTGCCGAACGCACCGAGGCTCATGTAGCACTCAAATGCTTGGCTCGCAAAGTTGGCGGTCGGGGCGTATCGCTGACGGAACAGGATGTCGCGGAGCGAGTCGCACCAACGCTGCACGGCGACGTTGTCATCGAGCTCTGGGATGCCGGTGCGGAGTCCGTGCCAGACTTGTGTGACCGGCGTCAGCATCGAGTCCATCGCAGCAGCAAAGCGCGGCAACGCACGTTGAGCGGTCGAGTCGAATATCTTTTCGGATCGCTTCTCGCCCGGTGTACGCCAGCCAGTCATCTCGGCCATCGACGGCCAGACTCGCTCGGCCACTTCCTGCCAATGCTGTTCCCAAGTGCCACGCGCACCCTTTAGGCGATCGTAGCCCTCAAGAACTTCGTTTGCGCGTGAGTCAGCCATTCACTACTCCCACAGGAGGAACGAACCGTCTTCGAGCAGAATGTCGAATCCGTCCTCGAGCAAGAGGTTGCCATCGCCACCTCGCGAGAACGTGCGAGGGTCTGTACGCCCTCGAGTGCGTGATTCGGTTCGTGCTCCGGTACGCATTAGAAACCGGCGTCAGGTACGCGCAGCGCCATCGCATAGACGGCGGTGGCCGTCGCGATATTGCAGCGAATCTCACCAGCGCCGAGGTAGAAGATGCCGCCGCCAGAAGCGGTCAGCGTGGTGTCGGGGCCGACATCCTGCGCCGTGCCGTTCGGGCCTTTGCACTCGAGCTTCACGGTGCCAGGGAACGTGCCTTCGACGCGGAACTCACCTGCGCCACCCGGCCATGCGAACCATGAGCCAGTCGCGCTGGCGTTCGATGCGAGAGTAATTGCCGTCGCCATATCTTCAGTCTCCGTTAGGCCGCTACGGCCTTGATCACAGCAAATGAAAGTACCGGCGTATCGGTGCCGGATGCAGGAATAGTTCCGTTGTCGATGTTGCCGACCGAGATCGTGCATGATCCTGCGGCGACTGACACCACATTGGCGGTGTAGTACTGAGCCGTTCCGGCAGCGAGGCCGGACTTGATGTTCACGACAACAACGTCGGTTGCCGCAATCGTCGAGTTAGTCAGCACGAACTTGTCAGCCTCATGGCCCGAAATCGTGCCGGCCACCAAAACGATTTCGCCGCAAATCTTGTTAAGCGTGACGCCAGTCGTGCGCGAGGTGAGCTGCGTGACTGTGCCACCAGCTCCGGTCGCGTAGCCGATGCCGGCCGTCGCAGAGTCAGACTTGGCCGCGCCCTTGAACGTGACCGCGCCCGTGAGCGTCGATGCGCCCGTGACATCGAGCGTACCCGCGATCGTGGTATTACCGGCCTTCGTGACGTTGAACTTCGTTACCGTGGCAACCTGCAGGTCAATCAGCTTCGATCCTGCGGCCGAGGCTGTATCGGTAATGTCGAGTTTGATGCCGTTGAACGTGGTCGCGACGTCGTTCCAGGTCGCAGCCATATCCGGCATTGAGCCACCGACCAGCGCCTTGGCGGTGATCTTCTTGGTCTCGGGTAGGTTGACGTCAACGATCGGCAGAACGTCAGTCGCAGACGCGAGGTCAACCTGCGCCAGCGAATTGAACTGCGTGATCTTTTTAGTTGCCATTAGCCGCCACCAAGCAGCCTAGTCGTGCCGAGTCCACCGGCTCCGCGTGACGCCTCGGTTGACATGATGTTGGCAGCACGGCCTCGACGGCGAGCTAGTCGCTTCGACTCGATCTCTCGAACCTTCGCCTCATCAACAGTCGGAGGCGGCGGTGGCGCTTCGATCTTCGGCATCTTGGGTTTGAATAATCCGCTCATTGCACACTCCGCGGGTACACCTAGACGCGAGTCTAGCCTAAGACATTGTAGTCTGCTATAGCCGCGGCCGATCTCGCTCCTCGGCTCGTTCCTCGGAACGGTCTGCGACCTTTCGCAAGGTAGCGTAGCGCGTCAGCGTAGTGCGACGTCCAGTCGTGCAGCGGCCTGTCTTTGAACTTCTGCAATCGATCGTCGTACTCGCGCCGATACTGCCTGATCGCATCGAGCGCACGAACCATCCGAGCCCGAGCATCCTCGCGTGTCTCGCCCGGGAATGGGTCAGGCGAATAGTTCCACTCGACCACCGGCAGCATCTGACGCACAGCCTGAATACCGTCATCGACCGAGTCGGCCTCGAGAATGCGCGGTCTGAGACCGTAGCCAGCCGCAGTCTCCATGCGCGACTTGCCGCTGCCCCACTCCTTGACCGCTCCGTCGTGAGGCCAAATGTGATCGCCGTAGACGTACTCCATCGCCAGCAGCTTCTTGGCGTACCACTCGAGACCGACGCCGCTACCCTCGAGCACGTTGATGACCCTGATCTTGTGGCCGACGAACTGGTAGAACCAGATGACCGTCGAGTCGCCTACGCCAATGTCCCACGCGGTGCCGACAGGCTGACCGACAACGTGCGGAAAACTTGCGACCCGGCCTTCCTGCTCCGCTCGAGAGATGGCATCGCCAAAGTACGCGCCCGGGATGTCGGCATCGAAGTCGCAATAGTATTCCTGCCGGATGATGGCTTCGGCTTCCTTGTCGCCGCGCTCCATGCGGAGTTCTTTGCGCTCGCGCTGGATAATGTCCTTCGAGATAGTCTTCGTGTCCTCGACCGTCAGCACCTGCCCGAACCATTGCGGGTCATCCTTGGCGTACTCGACGAGGCGGGCAAAGTGATTGCGGCCGCGTGGCGTCGAGATGAAGATCGCCCAGCCGTTGTTCTCAGCGAGGATCGGTCGCAGGAACGCCCACGCATTCGGGTCGGCCATCGCGTACTCGGAGAAGACAACCCCGGTCGGAGGCGAGCCTACGAGGCTGTCGTAGTTGTCCGAGCCCACCACCTGCCAGGTCGATCCGTTCTTGAAACGGATGAACATATCCTGCTCACGGGTAGACTCTCGCAGTTCGAGCGGGAACGCATCGTCGATGCGGCGCTTGCCGGTGTGCGGGTTCACGGCGTCCCATAGGGCTTTGCGCGACTGGTTGGCTTGCGGAAGCATATGCCAGTAAGAACCCGGTCGCATCATCGCGGAGACCGCGGCCCAATGCAGGGCGAGCTCGTCCTTGCCCGATCGGCGGTGCCACGCCAGAGCCAGACGTTTAGCGCCACCCTCGAGGGCAGCCCATGCCGGCATCTGATAGGGACGCGGCCGCCAGCCGTTAGCCGGTATTGTTATTTCCGGCATCCGTCATCCGCATGACGTTGATGGTCAGGCCGACATTGCCCGAGTGCTCGAGCTCTGCCTTGTCGCCGTACCGCTTCGGCAGGAACTTCGAGGCGAACCACTTGCGGGCGTCGAGCTCTACCCGGGCTTGCTGGGCATCGATCACGCCGCTACGCATATCCTCGATGACCTGCTCGGCTTTTTCGACCTGATCCTGCGCCAGAGCCTCAAGTGCGCGCGCGTAGTGGTCGCCCGCATTGACCTTCAAAGCAGTCGTTCTGAAGGTCGCTCGGCTGATTCCCACCTCGGCACAGGCCGATCGCTCGGACATCCCGTCCTCGATCAGCTCCAGTACCTTACGGACTTGTTCGGCTCTGTCTGCTGCCATTACTTCTTCGGCATCAGCTTGCGAGCGGCCATCCCTTTACCTGCGCTCTTGGCAGCCTTACGGGCTACGCTGAGTGCAATGGCGACGGCTTGCTTTTGGGGCCGACCACCCTTCACCTCTCTCGAGATGTTCTTGCTAATCGTGGCTTGGCTGTAACCTTTCTTGAGTGGCATGGCTGTTTAACCTTTGCTCTGTTTCGTT